GTCGCGTACGGCTACGACTCTGACACAGGCGCGCGCTGAGTCGGTTGGAAGCCCAGGTTACATTTGGACTACGAGCCACGACAGCGACGTTAGATCTGATCACCGCGAACTTGACGGGAAATTCTTCGCATGGAATAGCCCTCCAATTGCCGATAAGCGAACCGGAGCAAGAGCGCATGCGGGAGCGATCTACAATTGTCGTTGCTGGTGCAACGTAGTGCTAAGTGATTGATATAGAATAGCGGAAGCCCCGTCGTGCGCTAACACGGCCGAGGCCTCCTAACCAAGCCAACCTTTCAGAGAGGTCAACATGGCTACGCGAAATATACACCAGCCGATCGTCATCGGACAGATGTTCAATCGTTGGACTGTCATTGGCGATGCTATAGATGGCGGCAACAACCTCAAATATTGGCTTTGCCAGTGTGAATGCGGGACTGAGCGCCGGGTGCGTCACTACGTGCTGATGGCGGGGAAGAGCAGAAGTTGCGGATGCTTCCAGCGCGAGGATTTGGGTGCAAGGAAGCTCAAACACGGATATGCCGCTGGCGGGACAATCAGACCTGAATATTCCGCCTGGGAGTCGATGATTGCGAGGTGCACAAAGCCGAATGTGCGCATGTATCCGCACTACGGCGGGCGCGGTATCGCAGTTTGCGAACGCTGGATGGAATCGTTCGAAAACTTCATTGCGGATATGGGTGACCGCCCTTCCGGAAAGCATTCGCTCGATCGAATCAAGAATGATCTTGGATATGAGCCAGGCAATTGCCGATGGGCTCTCCCGGAAACTCAACAGACCAATCGGCGCAACACCGTGCAAGTTGAGTTCAACGGCGAACGGCTGCCGCTTGCAGAAGTCGTGCGCCGACACAGCATCGTTGGCCTTGAGATCGTGCGTTGCCGTGTGATGCGCCAAGGCTGGAGCCTTGAGCGTGCGATGTCAACGCCAAAACTGAAGTAACCACGATCCACTCCGCACCAAGCCCCGCTCAGTCGGGGCTTTTTTATTGCCTACGCGATATGCCCGAACCCTGCCAGTGCCATTCGTGCAAGACGAAGCTATCGCCCACGAAAGATGCCATTACCGTGAGCGGCATCCTGGCTGTCGAGCAACTGGGGCCGAAACAGTCACTGACGCCGAACGGATTTCTGCTCTGCGAAGAAGTGCCGATTGCTCGCATTGGCCTGCAGGATTACGCCGCGATCGAGTTGCCCGATGTAGAAGACAAAGACGGTGTGGTTCAGGTCGAGCGCCATGAGGACGATGTATTTGATCCTGAGTCGATGGCCTCTTTCGAGGGCGTGCCGGTCACGGTTGAACACCCGAACGATCCTGTCACTCCATCGAACTGGATCGTCTACGCAAAAGGCATTGCATTCAACATCCGCCGCGGCGAAGGGGAAATGAGCGATTTCCTCCTGGCCGATCTCCTGGTGATGGACAGGACCGCGATTCACGATGTGCAGACCAAGCGTCTACGCGAAATCAGCAACGGATACGACGCTGAATATAAACAGATTGCTCCCGGACGCGCTCGACAGACGTCGATCGTCGGGAACCACGTAGCACTACTGTCAGGCTCCGCCAGATGCGGCGAAGCATGTTCGGTGCAGGACTCAAAACCACCCTCCCTAGGAGATTTCCCCATGGCTGTTAAGAACGGCGCCGACTCCCTCCGGGATAAGTTGCGCAAACTGTTTATGACGCGCGACTCGGATGCCTTCGAGAAAACGCTGTCGGAAGAAGTGAAGGACGAAGACGGCATGGATAAAAACATGCCCGACATTCACATCCATATGCCGGGTGTCGAGAAGCCGAACGCCGATGAGCCGACGAAAGACGAACCCACCGACGATCCGATGGCGAAATGCATGGCTGCCATCGAATCGGTAGCGCAGGCAGTTTCCGCGATTGGTGATCGTGTGGCAAAGCTGGAAAAGCCTGCTACGTCTGACGAAGATCCGGCGACCGATCCGGCAGACGATCCTGACGCTGATCCCGCTACCACCGACGAAGATCCGGATCCGAAAGACCCGAAGTCGACCAAGGATTCCGCCTCGTTCAAGGATGAATTCCAGGACGCCAGGGCGCGGGCCGAGATCCTCGCCCCCGGCGTGAAGCTGCCGACGTTCGACGCCAAGCTGGACGCCAAGAAGACATCGGATGCGATCTGCGTACTGCGCCGTCGCGCCTTGCGCACTGCCCTCACCAACGACAACGCGTCGCTGGTGAAAAGCATCGTAGGCGATGCTGATGTGGCGAAGATGCCTTGCGGGATTGCCGCGATGGCCTTCAACGCAGCATCTGAGCTCGTCAAGCAGAAGAACATGGCATCGAAGACCGTCACCACTGACGCGAAGCCTGAGCCGAAGAAAGACCTCAACCAGATCCACGCCGATTTTTGGGCGAACCGTAAGTAAGGAGCCGACATGCCCTCGTTGCAAGCTTATACATTCCGCATGCCGGCTGGTTTTGCCGGTGATCTTCAGCGTGCTGAAGTAGCGACTATCGAAACCCAACTCATCAGCACTGCTGCGCCGCCGACCGTGTTTGGCGTCGCCGTGAAACTGGTTTCGGGTGCGATTCAGCCGATTAACCTTGCTGGCGACACCGCCGCACTGGTCTACGGTATCAACCTGCGCCCTTACCCGATCCAGGGTAACGGCACCGATCCGCTCGGCACATCGACGCCGCCGGTTTCGGGCGTGACTGACATCCTGAAGCGCGGTTACGTGAACGTGTCGCTGGGCGGCACGACTGCCGCAGCCAAGGGCGGTCTCGTCTACGTTCGTGTGGCGAATCCGGCATCTGGCAAGCCGCTCGGTGGCTTCGAAGCTGCTTCGGATACCACGAACACCGTCGTCCTTCCGGCGAATACGTACTTCACCGGCCCTGCCGATGCGTACGGAATTTGCGAAATCGCATTCAATATTTGAATCCCCGGCGCCTAACAGCGCACCTCAGAGATCCGCTTAGGCGGGTTTTCGCATTTCTGGAGCATCAATAAATGGACATGTCTGTTCAAAAATTCCTCAAGCGCCGGGAAATCGCTGAAGCGTCGCGGAAAGCAATCCGCCGCTTCACGACCGACGAACAATTCACCTACGACCGCGCAACGGTCGACTCGACAGGCGTGTTCCTGGTCGGGCAGCTCGAACGTCTGGATCAGACGCTCAATGAGCCGCTGGTTGAATTCACCTGGTCGCGCGACATCGAGATTCGTACCGATGTTTCGCCGGCTGACGAAATCGCGTCGTGGACGAACTCCGCGTTCGCGATGTCAGGCGGTATCAATCCGGGCGGCCTGAACTGGATCTCCAACGAAGGGAATGCACTCGCCGGCCCGTCGCTGGATATCGGCAAGACGCCGCAGCCGATGCGCCTGTGGGGTGCTGAAGTCAAGTACACGGTGCCCGAACTGGTGAAAGCCCAGAAGCTCGGCATGCCGGTGGACGCGCAGAAGGTCGAAGGCATGAACCTCAAGCGCAACATGGACCTGGACAACATCGTCTATTTCGGCGATTCGTCCGTCGGCTTCACCGGCCTGGTGAACTCGAATTCGCTGGTCGGTGGATTCCAGAACGTCGCAAACGGCGCTGCTGGTACGCCGCAGTGGACCACCAAGACGGCCCTCGAAATCCTGAAGGACGTCAACGAAATTCTGACGACCACCTGGATGAATTCGGGCTGGAAGGTGCTGCCAGATACGCTCCTGGTGCCGCCGGCACAGCTTGGATTTATCGCAAGCCAACCGGTCAACACCGCTGCACAGAAGACCATTCTCGCGTACATCATCGAGAACAACATCTGCGCACAACAAGGTCAGAAGCTGAACATCCTGCCGCTGAAGTGGTTGATTGGCGCCGGCGTGGGCGGCACACCGGGCACGATCGGCAACGACCGTATGGTCGCGTACAACAAGAGCAAGAAGTACGTCCAGTACCCGATGACGGAACTGCAGCGTACACCGCTCGAGTATCGCTCGCTCTTTCAGATCACTACTTACTGGGCACGCTTCGGTCAGGTCGAGTTCCGCTACAACACGACTTTGTCCTACCGCGACAACATCTGAGCGGTTGCCGGGAGTCGTTGTAATATAGACCTCTCCCGGCTGTTCTCCGGAGCAAACTATGACCCGAATCGCCAATCAGGACTTCACCCTGACCCGCGACGACTGCCGGCCGCTTCCGTTTGTGGCTGGAGAGGAAATCCCCGCTGAGTACGAATCGCACTGGTGGGTATTGCTGCACAGTGACGAAACCGCAGTTTCAGAGTCGGTTGTAGTCGAAGAAAAACGCAAGCCAGGTCGACCGGCGAAAGCATGACAACCCTTACTCCATCCCAGTTCCGGTCTGACTTTCCGGAGTTCGCCAACACGGCGATCTATTCCGATGCGCTGGTCCAGATGTGGCTGACTGTCGCGGCTTCGCTGGTCAATGGCGCGCGGTGGATGGAGTTGACCAACATCGGTCTCGAGCTGGTGACGGCACATCATCTGGTGCTGTCACTGCGGGACCAGACCGCGGCGTCTGTAGGTGGCGTTCCCGGCCTCATGACTGGCCCGACCTCGGCGAAGTCCGTCGATAAGGTCAGCACGAGTTACGACACGGGCGCCGCGACGCTGGATGGCGCAGGCTTTTTTGCATTGACATCGTATGGCATTCGCTTCCTGACGCTGGCCCGCATGATGGGTGCTGGTGGGATGCAGGTCTGACCGAGGTTCATATGAAGTCCGGCGCTACGATGACGGCCGACAAGATGGCAGCGCTCATCCGGTCAATCACTAAACTTGCGCAAAAGGATGTGCTGATCGGCATTCCCGATAGCGCGCCCGAGCGTGACGACACGCCGATGACGAATGCGCAGATTGGCTACGTCATGGAAACCGGTTCGCCGGCCCATAACGTGCCCGCCAGACCGTTTCTGGTTCCTGGCGTGCAGGATGTGCAGGCTGAATGCGCTGAGCGTCTGAAACAGGGCGCCACGGCTGCGCTGGAAGGCAATGATTCGGGCGCCATGCGCGCCTTGACGACGGCCGGCCTGATTGCAGAGGCATCCGTCAAGCAGAAGATCGGCAGCAACATCCCGCCCGCACTCTCACCCGAAACGATTCGCAACCGGCGAAGAAGCCGGCAGACGCAAAGCATGCGCAAGAGCGAGAAGGATTATCTGAAGGCGGTTGCCGATGGGGTTGATCCTGCGCAAGCCCAGACGGCGACCGGCATCATCCCGCTTGTGAATACTGGCAGCATGCGCAACTCGGTTACTAGCCTGGTGCGCGACAAGAAGTAAATCGCCTCACACCCATACTGAGCCCCGATTCGTCGGGGCTTTTTCATTTCAAGGTCGCAAATGGCCCTCCCTGATTTCGTTTTCACTGGCGAAGCAGTGCTTTCCGCCAGCGGCACGTCTGCGACCGTTACGGTTCCTGCGACTGGTACGCCGACCCAGGTCATCGTGACAAATCTCGGACCCGCTGTCGCTTTCATTGGCTACGGTGCGTCTGTCACGGTTGCTACTGGTCATCCTGTTTTGCCGAATGTGCCGGTGGTGATGAACCTGAATTCAAACACGGCTATCGCTGCGATCACGACGGGTGATCCCGCTTCGCTCCGCATTACTGCCGCCAAGTAACCATGCCGCTCCTCGACGTCTCTGAAATTTTGCTAGATCCGGATTTCGTGGACAGCCTTGTCTGTATGCGCAACACACAGACGGTCGACGACAACGGGATTGCCACAGATACGCCGACCACGACTCCGTTCTATGGCGTGGTGACTAATAACACAGGCGACCTGTTGATGCGCCTGGCTGAAGGGTCGCGTATCACTGGCTCTATCACCGTGCACAGCCAGTTCAACCTGATAGCCGGCAACGACGGAATCGATGCCGACATCGTGACGTGGAATGGCCGGCAATACACCGTCACTAACGTAGGCGACTGGTCCCGGTTCGGGATTGGCTTTACTGCAACAAACTGCGAACTGATTCCGCTGACAGGTGGCTCGAGTGGGCAATGATTCGACGACGCCGGGATATTTGGTCCCGACAGCGCCTTCGCCTCCACTTGAGGATGCCGATCTTGATGCGGTGTTCCAGCAGATGGTTGTGGGCCTGACCGGTCTGCCGGGAAATCTGGTACGCCCTCGCTGGCAGCCGACTGTGCCGCAGCAACCAGAGCCCTCGGTCAACTGGTGCGCGATCGGCGTCACGTCAAGCGATGCTGATGCAAACCCGGCAATGATCCATAACGGTTCGGGCGACGGTTCCGATATCCTGCAGCGCAATGAAATCCTGACGGTGCTGCTGAGTTTCTACGGGCCGAATGCAAGCGCCAATGCTGCGCAGGCTCGTGACGGTATTTACGTGTCGCAGAACAATGCAGTCCTATCCGGTTTTTCGATGGGGCTGGTTGGCGTCGGGAAAAAGCGTGCAGTGCCTGAACTGGTCAACCAGCAATGGGTGCGCCGGTTCGATTTCGAAATGACGGTTCGTCGCGAGATTATTCGCACCTACAACGTCCTCACCGTCCTGTCGGCAGATGGCACCGTGGATTCCGACCCGCGAACCATCCCCTTCACCGTTTCCGAATAACCCCTCGAAACACCTTCTGAGCCCGCCGCGAGCGGGCTTTTTCTATTGGGATCCGCACAAATGACGACGGCTCAACTTCCTATTTCCCGCCTGATCCAGGGGACGGTGAACCTGTCGCCCAATGCGGCCCAGGCGCAGAACCTGAATACCGAACTGATCCTGGGCTCGTCGCCCGTGATCGATGTGAATTCCCGGATGCGCTCGTATACCGGCATCACTGCTGTCGCTGGTGATTTCGGCACGACAGCACCCGAATATCTGGCCGCGGTTGACTGGTTCGGCCAGATTCCCTCGCCAGCCAATGTACTGATCGGCCGCTGGGCGCAGACTGCGACCGCGGCTGAACTGTTTGGCGCATCACTTTCTGTTGCTCAGCAGTTGATGAGCGCATGGACCGCGATCACTGCTCCCGCATTCTCGGTCACGATCAACGGAACGCCGTACACGATCTCGCCGGCCAGTTTCGCGACGCAAACCAACCTGAACGGTATCGCATCGCTGATCCAGACCGCGCTAGCCGCCGCTGTGGCCGGCTCGACCTGCGTGTGGAATTCGAGTTTTGCCCAGTTCCAGATCACGGACGGCTCGACCGGTGCGACATCGACCCTGAGCTTTCTGAGCGCTCCGACTGCTTTCGGTGCGGTGACGTACTCGGTCAACCCGACCGCAGCAGCTACCGTCACGATCGGCGGCACTGTGGTGACGTTCGTGTCGGCCCTGACCACTGGTAACCAGATCCTGATTGGCGCGACGCTATCGGCGACCTTGGTTGCCGCGGTGACGTTCCTGAATCAGTCCACCGATACCAACCTGTCGAAGGCAGTGTATTCGGTCAATCAGGCTGGCACCGCACTCCAGATCGTCTACAAGACGGCAGGCACGGCAGGCAATGCATTCACGCTGGCTGGATCGGTTGGCACAGTCTCGGGCGCGACCCTGACGGGCGGCAGCGGTACGGACATCTCTTCGATGCTCGGCATGACCGCCGCATCGTCGGGCGCATTTGTCGCCCAAGGCGTTAATGCTGAATCGGCAGTTACGGCCGCAACCCTGTTCGACAATCAGTTCGGCCAGCAATGGTACGGATTGACGGTTCCGCAAGCAGCCGACTCCGACCACCTTGCGCTGGCTGCATTCTGCGAAGCGACGACCAACAAGCACTTCTACGGTGTGACGACGCAAGAGGCTGGTGTTCTGACAACGCAGAGCACGACCGATATCGCATCGCAGTTGCAGGCACTTGGCTACAACAAGACATGCTCGCAGTTCTCGAGCAATAGCGCCTACGCAGTGAATTCGCTTCTTGGCCGCCAGTTGACGGTGGACTACACCGGCAACAACACGGTCATCACCCTGTTCTACAAACAAGAGCCGGGTGTTCAGGCTGAAACGCTCAATGCCACCCAGATGGCTGCGCTCGAAGGCAAGAACTGCAACGTCTACGTGGCCTACAACAACGGCTCGACGATCATCGAGCCGGCCAAGGTTGCATCGGGCGAGTACATCGACACCATCGTTGGCATGGATGCGTTCTGTATCGATGTTCAGAACGCGCTGTTCAACCGTCTCTTCACGAGCACGACGAAGATTCCGCAGACCGATCCCGGCATGCACATCCTCGCGACGGACATCGAAGGCGTTTGCCAGCAGTACGTCAACAACGGTTTGTTTGCACCCGGCACGTGGAACAGCGGCGGCTTCGGCACGCTAAATACGGGAGACTTCCTGCCCAAGGGCTACTACGTCTTCCAGCCGACTGTCGCATCGCAAAGCCAGGCTGACCGCGCTGCACGCAAGTCAGTTCCGTTCCAGATCGCCGTAAAGCTGGCGGGCGCCGTACACGACGTCGACTTCGCCGTGTCCGTCAATCAATAAGCGAGATAACACATGAGCGCATATAGCTTTCAGGACTTTTCCCTGACTCTGACGGGTCCGGGCGGCGCAATCACTCTCGGTGACGGCGCGGGCGATGCAAAAGAAGGCGTGACTTTCGAGTTTGTCGAAAACGCCAACACGATGGTCATCGGTGCTGATGGCACGTCCATGCACAGCCTGAACCCGGGCAAGGGTGGACGCGCCACGGTGCGCCTGCTGAAGACCTCGCCGACTAACGGCAAACTCTCGGCAATGTACAACTTCCAGCGCACGTCGTCGGCCAACTGGGCGCAAAACGTCATGGCTGGTTCGGATATCGTCCGCGGCGAGCAGTACTCCTGCCAGCAGGTCGCGTTCTCGAAGTTCCCGAATAACACCTATGCAATGGAAGCCGGCACGATCGAATGGGTGTTCGATATCGGCGTGATGGACCCTGCTCTGGCCGTTGGGGTGTAATCCATGACCGACATCGTTGAAGTCGGCGGCCAGAAATACCGGATCGGCCGCATCGACGCGCGCAAGCAGTTTCACGTGGCGCGGCGCCTTACTCCGTTGCTGGCCGGGATGGCCGGCATGAGTTCAGTGCCCGATAAAAGCGACGGATTCGCTGCGTTCCTAGGCCCTCTTACTGATGCACTGTCGGGCATGTCTGATGATGACGTGGACTACGTGCTCGATGCGTGCCTCGGTGTTTGCCAACGCATGCAGGCGAATGGCCAGGGCGCACCTGTCGTCGCACGTGGCGGCGGTCTCATGTTCGAAGACATCGACATGGGTCAGATGGTCCAGCTCGCCGTGAAAGTGATCCAGGGGAACCTGGGCGGTTTTTTTCCCGGCGCGGTAGCGGCGTAAGCGCGAGCCAGTCTCAAAACACCTCGCTGCTCTCGCTGCCTGACGGCGAAGACTGGTTGCTTCAACCCGTCATGGAGCATCTGTGCAAGTACGAATCCCTCATAGACGGGACGCTGGGTCTAGAGGACATCGCGCTTCTTAACGATGCAATCGCCGTGCGCTCAGCCAACGAAGAAATACTCAGACAGCAAGCGGAGCGTAATAAATGAGCGATAACGTGCTCCGGGAGTTCCTCGTCAGTTTGGGCTTTACCATCGATGAAGCGTCGATGAAGAAGTTCACGACCTCGGTCGAAGCCGTTACCAAATCGGTCAAGACGGTTGGGCTTGAGGTCGCTGCTGCTGCAACTGGCATTATTGCGGGCGTAAAGATCATCTCTAACCAGATGGAGAATCTTTACTACGCGTCGCAGCGTACCGGTGCGACCGTTGGGAACATCATGGCCCTGCGGTATGCCGCGGGTCAGATTGGTCTGACTGCAGATCAGGCGCAAGGCGCACTCGAGAATTTCGCTCGTACGCTTCGCCTGAATCCCGGTTCCAGTGGCCTGCTCGATTCGCTGGGCGTCACCGGAAAAGACCCCGCAGAGAAATTCGACAGTTTCATCGGCAAAGCGAAGCAGATGCAGCCCTATGTGGCTGCTGCCTACGCACAGTTGTTCGGCATCGATCCCGACACGCTGCTGATGCTAGAGCAGGGACAAGACAAGCGTCTTGCAGCCGAACAGCAGTACCGCAAAAAGCTCACTGAGTTCGGGATCGATCCGGATCAGGCGGCGCAATCTGGCGTCGATTTCAATAACT